AATTAATCCCGTCTGAAATGTTCGCTGAGAATGTTTTATTAAAGAACGTAAATGCAGTCGCAAGCGGCTTGCTTAAACAAATCCTGTCAGAGATAGGTCGCATAGCAAAGAGCTGTGTGGCTAACAGAGGCACTTTAGTTGCCTTGGTTATCATGGGGTATGGTGTGTACAAGTGCAAGCACTTAATAGCACACTACTTTCGAACCCGCGTGTGGGACACTTTAAGAACATGGTGTCTCTCAAAATGCTCATCTGAGATAATGCCTGACCTACGTCAACGTTTCAAGGATGAGAGCTGTCTTAGCGTGATGTCTCATAACACTTTGAGAAATCACAGTCATGCCGAATCAGCCATAGCACGTGGCAAAGCTAATACTTTCATGGATCATTTCATTAATTGTATTGGACGAGTGCCTTACTCTATTTCTATGAGTAAGAGCCAGCGAGTGAACAACGCCGCTGGCAGCCGCTTGTACCATACTATCAAGGATCTCCAAATGGAACCATCTTATCGTGGCCCGACTAGTCAACATGTCATTACAATGACAGATGTTGATTATTATGTCGATTTACCACATGAGCTTGATGGACAACCCGTATTGATGTACACCTTTGTGCCCAATACTCCAGCTGGTAAAACCACCAATGGGGTTTATTGCACACATGAGGATGACACAATCGAGATGATCATCAATGGCGGTGCTCGTTACCGCCATCCAATCTGGGACTTTGATACTGACCATCTTGTCATTGATCATTTGTTCTACTCCATCGTTTATTTGGTGGAGCAGATCAAGATCACTGATGATCGTCGGATAGTGTTTTTGAACCCCATTCGTAAAGTTTATGGACCCTTAGCGCGGTGGGTATCGGGTAAGAGACTCACTCGTCGCGCGTTTAACCATTCCGGTATCAATTTCACCAGATTTCTTGGACAAGAGTCTGGTGATACAGTATGCTACTATAGTTTATCTAAGCCTGGGGAGTTTCAGTGCTGCACAATACCTAGCAACACATTTTCCACAGCTTTCATAAGAACAACAGAATGTAGGGAACCGAATCTTGGCCAAATTGAGCGTGTGTTTAACCACGCCAAGGTGCCCAAACCCTTGGACTCTGCTGCTCTCTATTTTGATGCATACAAACGAGCACCTAGCATCTTTGGACTACAACCAATGATTGTTACTCCATGCGTTGATCAACATACCTATCAGACATGTGGACCGCTCGTATTTGAAGACGGCAAACCATCAATGCGCGCGATATGGCCGGGTTACTGCGGTAACACGTTCTCACCTGCCAAGTCATATAATAATGACGCTGCGTGTATTGCTGGAAGAATCACGGAACCGAAGAACAAGGAACCTCGACTACCACCCATGTACTTCACGTTCTACCAAGAGTTCATCAAGAACCTTGTGCCAGATACTTCAACCGGAACTTTAGCACCCCTAAACCACGATGAAATGGCTGATAAATTCTGTCGCCCAACCCAAAGAATGCAAATAGAACAGGTCAAAACCACCATGTTGATGGTTGATCCTGTTGTTAAATCATTCCAGAAGGCTGAGGCTTATCCGAAGATCGTTCATCCGCGAAACATTTCAACTCTACCGATGGATCATAATTTCTGTTTAGGACAGTTTATGTACCCATTTATGGAACATTTCCTCAAACCATCACATTGGTATGCTTTTGGACGAACTCCAAAGGATATTGGTATACTTTTGCAAGCAAAAGCACAGCAGTCGAATTATGCAGTGCCTACCGATGCCGATAAGCTTGATGGTTCAGTAAGAGGGATGTTGAGAGATTTGTTTCTGTCCTGTATGTTACGTGCGTACCCAACTGAGTACCACCAAGCAATCAGGCGTTTGGAGAACAAGGAACGGCATATTTCAGCATCAACAGCCCACGGCATTAAGTATGACACCGGTGATACTATCCTTTCTGGATCTGTCATAACTAGCGTGCTTGGTTCAACCATCAACGCTTTCCTTAATTACTGTGCTTTGAGACAACACCATTCTGCAGAAACCGCGTATGATGCATTGGGTTTGTACGGAGGCGATGACGGAGTCACATTCGACATGCCCCCGAACACACTCATGCGGACCGTTGCTAAGTTTGGAATGTCTTATAAAGCAGAGGCGATCGATGCTGGAAATCCCGTGCCCTTCTTAGGACGAATTTATCTGGACCCGTGGACATGTCCTGAGAGTATGTGCGATATGCAGCGACAAATTCGTAAGATGCATTTGACCGCTACTCCCAAGATTGTCCCGAGCGCGTTGGTATTATACCGAAAGGCTTTAGGTCTGCGAACGACAGACCCAGAGACACCGGTGATTAAAGAGTGGTGTGACGCAGTTTTACGTCTTGCCCCTCTTGAAGTCCCAGGCCTACTGAAGCATCGCCAATTTGCTGCGACCATTGTAGATCGCAGCTATTGGTCGAAGTATGATACTGACGTCCAATTCTCCCCGCCGACAGACCGTGATTATGCCTTAACGCTGGTCATGGATAATCTAGATGCTACGCTTAGTGCAGTCGAACACGCGCAGAAAGTGTTTAGAGAGGCTAAGACAATAACTGATCTGTTTGTGACCAATTTGTTCACAACAGAGATGAAGGTTGCTGTTAACGCCATCGTTGGTGGAGAACTTGTCCGCGCCACACCTCGGGAGACTATCCCCGAGATGGTGAACAGAAAAGCCAAACTACAACTAACCCTGTGCCGGAACGTGCAACTTGGTAAGCTCTGTAAATTTGGAGACAAGTGTGTGTTTAGTCATCACCGACCAACAGGTGATACACCACCGAAAACCAGTACAAATGTGCGCAAACATATTGGTG